TGAAGACAACTCCTATGATGGAGAAAAACTATTGTTCTTAGCTCACGATGAAAGTGGAAAGTGGACCAAGCCTGTAAACATTAAGGAGAATTGGCGTGTAACTAAAACGTGTTTGCGTTTAGGTAGCAAGATTATAGGTAAGTGTATGATGGGTTCAACCTCAAATGCACTATCTAAAGGTGGACAAAACTTTAAAGATATTTATGAGGACTCACGTATAAGCACCCGTAATGCCAATGGTCAGACTAAAAGTGGACTATATGCACTATTCATTCCAATGGAGTGGAATATGGAGGGATTTATAGATAGATACGGGATGCCTGTGTTTAAGAAGCCAATAGAGCCGATTCTAGGGGTAGATGGTAATTTTATTAAGAATGGGGCAGTAGACTATTGGGAAGCGGAGGTTGAGTCCTTAAAAAGCGATGCAGATGCATTGAATGAGTTTTATCGTCAGTTTCCTAGAACTGAGTCTCACGCATTTAGAGATGAGAGCAAACAAGCCTTGTTTAACCTTACTAAGATTTACCAACAGATAGACTACAATGACTCAATGATAAAAGACCACTATATGACACGTGGGTCTTTCTATTGGAAGGATGGTATAAAGGACACGCAGGTTATATGGACCCCTGAACAGCGTGGCAGGTTCAACATAAGTTGGTCTCCACCAAAGCATATGCAGAACAATGTCCATATAAGGAACGGGATTAAATATCCCGGCAATGAGCATCTTGGGTCATTTGGATGTGACTCTTATGATATATCAGCAGTAGTTGGAGGACGTGGTTCCAATGGGGCACTACACGGAATGACTAAGTTCCATATGGATGATGCTCCTGTAAATGAGTTTTTTTTAGAATATGTTGCTCGTCCACAGACGGCAGAGATTTTCTTTGAAGAAGTATTAATGGCTTGTGTGTTCTACGGAATGCCTATCTTAGTAGAAAATAACAAGCCAAGACTTTTATATCACATTAAAAATAGAGGATATAGGGGGTTTAGTTTAAACCGACCTGATAAGCAATTAATGAAGCTATCAAAGACAGAACGTGAACTTGGGGGTATCCCTAACTCATCAGAAGATGTAAAACAGGCACACGCATCGGCTATTGAGTCTTATATAGAGAAGTTTGTAGGAATGGATTTAGAAGCAAAGTATAGAGACCCTGAAGAAATGGGAACTATGCCATTTACAAGAACACTAGAAGATTGGGCAAGGTTTGATATTAATGATAGGACAAGGTTCGATGCATCTATTAGTTCAGGACTATGCATAATGGCAAATCAGAAACATATGTATATGCCTGAGAAAAAAGAGTCGAAATTAATTATTAACTTCGCCAAGTATACAAATGATGGAACAACAAGTCAATTGATGAGATGAAAAATATAACAGTATCAATAAACGCAACATCTTTTCCAAGTCAGTTAGTAACTGATGCAGAAAAAGCGTCAAAAGAATTTGGTTTACAAATAGGTCAATCCATACAATATGAGTGGTTCAGAAAAGACGGAAGTTCTTGTAGATACTATAGTCAATGGAGAGACTTTCGTAGAGTAAGACTATATGCACGTGGAGAACAGTCTATTGCCAAATATAAAAATGAATTAGCAATTGATGGAGATTTGTCTTATTTGAATTTAGATTGGACTCCCGTTCCAATCATCCCTAAATTTGTTGACATTGTTGTTAATGGTATGTCAGATAGACTCTTTAAAGTAAAGGCTTACGCACAAGATGCAATGTCTCAAGCTAAAAGAAGCAAGTATCAGGATATGCTTGAAACTCAAATGGCAGGTAAACCTATCTTGAGTAAAATTCAAGAAATGACAGGAGTAAATCCATTTATGATGGACCCTGAAGAATTACCTGAAACTGATGAGGAATTGTCTTTATATATGCAGCTTAACTTTAAACCTGCACTTGAAATTGCAGAAGAAGAAGCTATTAACACTTTATTTGATGATAATCATTACGATGATATTCGTAAAAGAATTGATTACGATATAACTGTTGTTGGGTTAGGTGTTGCAAAGCACGAGTTTTTACAAGGATCAGGTGTTAAAATATCATATGTTGACCCGGCTAATATTGTTTACAGTTATACTGAAGACCCGTACTTTAAAGATTGTTTTTATTGGGGTGAGATTAAAACTATGCCGATAATTGAGTTGATGAAAATTGATCAATCTTTAACTAAAGAAGACTTACAAGAAGTTACACAATACAGCCAAGCTTGGTATGATTATTACAATGTTTCTCAGTTTTATGAGAACAGTATGTTTAATAGAGATACTTGTACTCTTTTATATTTTAATTATAAAACAACTAAAAAAGTAGTTTATAAAAAGAAAAATTTAGAAGGTGGTGGCTCTCGTATAATTGAAAAAGATGATACATTTAATCCTCCTATTGAAAAGATGGAAGAGGGGAATTTTGAAAAAATTGAGAAAACAATTGATGTTTGGTATGAAGGTGTAATGGTAATGGGAACTAGTATGCTATTACAATGGAGATTATCTGAGAATATGGTTCGTCCAAAGTCATCTAGTCAACACGCTCTTCCAAACTATGTAGCCTGTGCTCCACGTATGTACAAGGGTGTTATTGAGTCTTTATGTCGCAGGATGATACCATTTGCTGACTTAATTCAAATAACTCACTTAAAATTACAACAAGTTATTGCACGTACAGTTCCTGATGGTGTATTTATAGATGCAGATGGACTAAGTGAAATTGATTTAGGTACAGGTAACGCATATAATCCTGAAGATGCTTTAAGATTATACTTCCAAACAGGTAGTGTAATTGGTAGAAGTTTTACTCAAGATGGTGACTTTAATAATGCAAGAGTGCCTATTACTCAGTTAAACTCTAACTCAGGAGCAGCTAAAACTCAAATGCTTATTACAAATATGAACCATTATGTTGATATGATTAGGTCTGTAACAGGACTTAATGAAGCAAGAGATGGTTCTAATCCTGATCCTAACTCATTAGTTGGATTACAGAAATTAGCAGCATTAAACTCAAATACAGCTACAAGACATATACTTGATGGGTCTTTATATATTTATCGTTCATTAGCAGAGGCATTAACTTATAGGATAGGAGATATTTTACAATATGCTGACTTTAAAGATGAGTTTGCCAATCAAATTGGTAAATACAATGTATCTATACTAGATGAAGTTAAAGACCTTTATATTTATGACTTTGGTATATTTATAGAGATTTCTCCTGATGAAGAACAAAAAGCACAACTTGAAGGTAATATTCAAATGGCATTATCTAAAGGAGATATTAATCTTGAAGATGCAATTGATATACGTGAGATAAGAAATCTTAAACTTGCCAATCAGTTACTCAAGATGAAAAGAATTAAAACTCAAGATCGTGAGGAAAAGATGGCTATGCAGAAACAAGCAATGATTGCTCAACAGCAATTAAAGTCTCAAGAAATGGCAGGACAAGTTGCAATGCAGACAATTGATATGGAAACAAAGGCTAAGATGCAAATAAAACAAGCTGAAATTGCTTTTGATATTCAAAAAATGCAAAAAGAAGCAGAGTTAAAATCTTATCTAATGGCTGAAGAGTTTCAATATACTCAACAAATACGAGGAATGGAAACTAATAATTTAACTGATAGAGAGCAAAAGAAAGAAGATGCCAAAGCAAGTAGAATTAGTCAACAAAATACTGAGCAATCTAAGTTAATTAATCAAAGAAAGAACAATCTTCCACCAATGAGTTTTGAAAGTAATGAGGATAGTTTAGATGGATTTGACTTCTCTGAATTTTCGCCTAGATAAAAATGTCAAATTTTTTATATATTTTTGTATAAATAAAATTAAATCAAATGGAATATAAAGTAAGATCATTAGACGTAATTGAGCCAAAAAGTGTTCAACAAGTAGAAACAGAATTGCTTGACAAACACGAACAGTCATTAAGTAATGTACAACAAGAGATACAATTTGTTGAAAATAATGTACAAGAAAATGCACCGAATTTAAGTGCTGATTTAAAAGAAGAAGATGTTCTTTCATATATTGGGAAAAGATACAATAAGCAAATAAACTCATTTGATGAGTTAATGGCTGAACGTAAAGAAAGTGAAGATTTGCCTGAAGATGTTTCAGCTTATATGAAGTATAAGAAAGAAACAGGACGGGGATTCGATGACTTTGTTAAGTTAAAGAAAGATTTTGATTCAATGGACTCTGAACAACTTCTTAAAGATTATCTTATATCTACACAAGAAGGTCTTGATAGTAACGATATAGATACATTATTAGAAGATTACAGATTCGATGAAGATATTGACGATGAATTAACTATTAAAAAAGTTAAAATCGCCAAAAAGAAAGTTGTTGCTGAAGCTAAGAAATACTTCAACTCTCAGAAAGAGAAATACAAAATGCCCCTTGAGTCAAGTGAGGCATTCGTTTCCGATGATGAGAAAGAGATGTACCAAAGTTATAAGCAATATACCAAACAAGCAAAGACAATAGAAGAAGAGAACACACGTAAGCGTCAATGGTTTGACCAAAAGACAAATGATGTATTTGACAACGAGTTCAAAGGTTTTGAGTTTAATGTTAATAACAAAAAAGTTACGTTTGCTCCCGGTGATGCCTCTGAGTTAAAAAAGAACCAATCAACTCCACAAAACTTTATAAACAAGTTTTTAGATGAGCAAGGTTTAATGAAAGACGCTGCAGGTTATCATAGATCACTGTCAATAGCAATGAACCCTGACAAGTTTGCTAAGTTCTTTTATGAACAAGGATTGTCTGATGCCACTGAAGATGTTATGCGTAAAACCAAAAACATTAATATGTCAGAGCGGAGAGCACCTGAAGTTAGCAAAACTACAGATGGAATGCAGGTTAAAGCGATAAACCCTGACTCAGGACGAAATCTGAGGATTCGCAGTATAAAAAAGATTTAAAAACATTTAAAAATTAAAAAAAATGGCAAGTGCATTATTAAACAATCCCACCTACGCCCTGCAGCCTTCTGCAGAACAGGTGGCATTGCAAACAAACTACATTACCAACTTTAACTTCTTGAATCAGTATCTACCTGATACTTATGAGAAAGAATTTGAGCGTTATGGTAACAGAACAATTGCGTCTTTTCTACGTATGGTAGGAGCAGAGATGCCGTCTAACTCTGACCAAATTAAATGGGCAGAACAAGGACGTTTACACATAAAGTACACAAGTTGTACTTCAGCAGCAGCAGCAGGTTCTGCAACAGCAACATTTACTGTAGCTGATAGTGGTGTTACTTACATAGCTATCCGTGTTGGACAGACTTTGATGATTCAAAACAATACATCAGGTGTTTTCAACAAAGCTATTGTAACTGCAGTAGGTTCCGCAACAACTTTCACTTGTGCTTTCTACGAGACTGCAGGTCAAGCATTTGCAGTTTCTACAGCTTGTACTGTATTTATTTACGGTTCTGAGTTTAAAAAAGGAACTAACGGAATGGTTGGTTCTTTAGAGTCTGAAGATGATATCTACAGCAATAATCCTATTATCATTAAAGATAAGTATGCGGTTAATGGTTCTGATATGGCTCAAATTGGATGGGTTGAAGTAACTACTGAGAATGGTGCTACAGGATACTTGTGGTATTTGAAATCAGAGCACGAAACTCGTCTTCGTTTTGAAGATTATCTTGAGACTTCAATGATTGAAGCAGTTCCTGCTGCATCCGCTTCCGGTGCTGCAGTTGCAGGATACATTGGTTCTGAAGGTATTTTCTACGTAGTTAACCAACGTGGTAACGTATGGGGTGGTGGTACTCCAACAACTCTTTCTGATTGGGATTCTATCGTTTCTCGTTTGGATAAGCAAGGTGCTATCGAAGAAAACGTAGTATTTGTTAATCGTGGTCTTAGTTTCGATATTGACAATATGTTAGCTACATTAAATGGTTACGCTACAAGTGGAGCTGCCAATGCTGCTTCTTATGGTCTTTTCGATAACGATGTTGATATGGCGTTAAACTTAGGTTTCTCAGGTTTCCGTAGAGGTTATGACTTCTACAAAACTGATTGGAAATACTTGAACGATCCAACAATGCGTGGTGGTTTGAATACCACTGCTTCAACTGCAACAGGTACTATTACAGGTTTGATGGTTCCTGCAGGTTCTACCTCAGTTTACGATCAGATTATGGGCAAGAATGCTAAACGTCCTTTCTTACACGTTAGATATCGTGCTTCTGAAGCCGAAGATCGTCGGTACAAGACTTGGATTACAGGTTCTGCCGGTGGTGCTGCTACTAGCGACTTGGATGCAATGGAGGTTAACTTCCTTTCTGAGCGTTGTGTATGTACTCTAGGTGCAAATAACTTCGTATTATTCCGTTACGGATAGTCAAAGAAGGTCAATATGGAGGGTGTCTTTAAAGACACTCTCCTTTTTTAAATCAAATTAAATTAAATAAAATGGCAAAAGCTACAGGAAGTACAGATAAATTATATAAACTAAAGACGGGAAATCCTCTTTCGTATACATTAGCATCAAGGAATCACCCTCGTTTTCCACTAATGTGGTTTGATGAGAAGAATAACCAAAATCGTGCATTAAGGTATTCAGTAAACCAAAAGTCTCCTTTTGAGGATGAACAAGATGGGAATGCTATTATTGAGCCGATTATATTTGAAGACGGATTTTTAAGAGTACCAAGAACAAATCCTGTTTTACAACAGTTTTTGCATTACCATCCATTGAATGGCAACATATTTATGGAGGTAGACAAAGAGAAGGATGCAAGTGCAGAGGTTGAGGACTTAAATGTAGAAGTAGATGCTTTAATTGAAGCTCGTCAGCTTACACTTGATCAAATTGAGACATTAACAAGAGTTTTATTTGGAAAAGACCCATCAACAGTATCAACTGCGGAGTTAAGAAGGGACATTTTGGTGTATGCTAAGACAGACCCTAAAGGATTTTTGAATGTATTAAACGATCCTGAGTTGAGATTTCAAGCCAAAGTTCGTTTATTCTTTGAAAATAAATTATTAATATTAAGAAATTCAGAGAAAGAGGTATGGTTTAATACCATTACTAATAAAAAGAAAATGTTGTCAGTTCCGTTTGGAGAAGACCCATATGATATGGTTGCCCACTTCTTGCAAAGCGATGAAGGATTGGACTCACTGAAGATGCTTGAATCATCTTTAGCCTAGTTGGTTCTTGATTTTTGATTGATTAGTGATTAAAGAAGGGGGCACTTATTGTGTCCTCTTTTTTTTATGTATATTTGTAAAAAAAGAACTAATGATAAATGGAGTAAGAAATGCTGTTTTATCAGTACTTAATAAAAATAATTACGGATATATATCTCCTTCTGATTTTAATTTGTTTGCAAATAATTCTCAAATGGAGATTTATGAAGAATATTTTAGTAGTTATAATAAAGTTATAAATGCTGAAAATACTCGTACATCAGGTGTAGAATATGCTGATATGGAACAACCCATTGCAGAGGTTTTAGAATATTTTTTAAGGACAGATTATTTATCAAAAATTTCTGCTAATAAATTCTCAATGCCAACACCAACCACTACAGGATATAATACATATATGTTGTTGGATGTTAAATGTAAACCTGTTATTCTTAAAACAGGTACAAATACAAGTGTAGTTTCTTTACAATTAGTTGATAGTACTGCATTATTTACTACATATGGTATTGCTGCAGGAGATGTTGTAACTAATTTAACTACAGGGTTAGTATCTACAGTAGTTTCTGTAGTAAGTAATACAGTTTTATCATTAGATTCAAATATATTTTTAGCATCAGGTAATTCCTATGTTATTATTTCTTCCGCTACTATTGTTCAAACAGAAAAAGTAAATAATTCAAAACTTGGGTTATTGGTTAATTCCAATTTAACTGTTCCAACAATTGAGTTCCCTGTTTATGGACTACAAGGTTCAGAGTTAACTTTTTATCCTGTTACTATAACCAATAAGGGTCAAGTAGAAGCAACTTATTTTAGGTATCCGGAAGTACCAAAATGGACTTATATCTCATTAGCTAATGGTGAACCTGTATTTGACCAATCTCAACCTGATTATAAAGACTTTGAGTTACCTATTGAAGATGAGTATAAATTAGTAACTAAGATACTTGAGTATTGTGGTATGTCAATTAGAGAAATAGAAGTTACTCAGTTTGGGTTAAGTCAAGAACAAGCTCAAAAGCCTACATTTAGTATGCAATAATAAAATTTTAAAAGATGGCATATATATCACAATATGAATATTATGAAAATGGAGGTGTAGTCCCTGAAGATAAAAATTGGGGATCATACCAATATGTTAGTTTGACGGACATTGTTAATAACTTTTTATTAATGTACTCAGGAAACCATTCATTGGTTAACAATGAAGAGCGTTTCAAGGTATTGTTTCACGCTAAACGTGCAATACAAGAATTAAATTACGATGCATTTAAGGAGATTAAAATACTAGAGTTAACAGTTCCTGACAATTTAAGGTACATATTACCATCTGATTATGTGAATTGGGTTCGTGTATCCTTGTATAAAGATGGATGGTTACGCCCATTGTCTGAGAATATTCAAACTCTTTCATCAAAGGCATACCTTCAAGATAATACAGGAAGGATTTTATTTGACCAAAATGGCAATGCACTTTCTCCTCAATACTCTGAGATAGACTTTGATAGATTAACGCATATTAAAAAAAGTATATACCTTAATCAAGGAAGCCAATTTAATGGGCAGCTAGGATGGAATTATGATGGTATGTGGTATTTTGATTACAACATTGGTACAGCGTATGGGTTAAATACAGAGACTGCAAACTTTAATCCTACCTTTAATATTGAAAGAAAGACAGGAGTTATTAATTTTGACTCGTCAATGTCAGGAGAGTCTTGTATTCTTGAGTATATATCAGATGGTATGGAGCAAGGAGATAACTCTTTAATAACTGTAAATAAGTTATTTGAAGCATACGTTTATGCAGCAGTTGAATATGAGATATTGAGTTCTAAACTTGGTGTACAAGAATATATTATTGCTCGTTCTCGTAAAAAAAGAAAGGCATTGTTAAATAATGCAAAGATTAGAATTAGTAACATTCATCCCGGCAGACTCTTAATGAATATGAGAGGTATGGACAAGCAAATAAAATAAAATGGCAAATTTCACAAGGAACTTTATAGCAGGAAGGATGAATAAAGTTGTTGACCAACGCCTTCTTCCTGAAGGGGAGTATGTCAATGCTATGAATATTAGGATGGGTTCTACAGAGAACTCAGAGATTGGTGTTATTGAAAATACAAAAGGAAATTTACCATTTACTGCATTAACATACATAGATGGCACACCATTAAGCGCAACTGCAAGATGTATTGGTGCTATTCAAGATAGTGCTAATGAGACAATATATTGGTTTGTTCACGATGACAATTTTAGTGTTGGAGCTACAGGTAAACTTGATTTAATTGTTTCTTTTAACATACTTACAAACATACTAACGTACCACGTTATTAGCATTAATGATGGTAGTAATGCAGATACAACTTTAAATTTTAATCCAAGTTATCTTATTACAGGAGTTGACATTATTAATGGGTTGTTATTTTTTACTGATGATTACAATGCTCCAAGATTTATTAATGTATCAAGGAATTACGCTAATCCAATTGCTAATATAGACCAAACAAGTGCAGAGTCTTTACTTGTAATTAAAAAACCACCTACTGAATCTCCTAATATTCAACCTATTGTTACAAGTGGTCAAGAGAATTACTTAGATACAAGATTTATTTGTTTTGCATATAGGTACTTGTATATTGATGGAGAGTATAGTGCAACGTCACAATGGTCTCAACCTTCATTTGTTCCAAATCCTTTTAGTTTTAGTATAGAAAGTTTTTTAAATGAAGGGATGACTAACTTTTGCAATTCAGTTATAATAACTTATGACTCAGGTGGTCCACTTGTAGTTGGTATTGACTTACTATTTAAACAATCTAATAGTAATATTATTAAGGTTATTGAGAAATTAGATAAGTCAAATTTAGGTATACCAAATAATACTGCACGTAATTATACATTTACAAATAGCAAAATTTTTACCATATTAGCTGAAAGTGAATTGTTAAGATTATATGATAATGTACCTAGATTTGCAAAGGCTCAAACAATTATGGGCAATAGGTTAATGTATGGTAACTATGTAGAAGGTTATAATTTAGTTGATGAATTTGGAAGTCCTCTTAAAT